ACCTTATCCCGGACTGCATCATCTGCGCCCCGGAACGGGAAATGATGATTCAGACCGCCCTGTTCCCGCCTGTAGCGGGCGAGGTACGCCCGGAGCTTTCCTACTTCCCGCGCAACCGTATCTTCGTATCCCCGTTCATCACGCAGAATAGCGGTAAGGACTTTTACGTAGCCTGCACCAAGGCCGAAGTCAAGCCCGTTATTCTCCAGATGCGCAAGGAACCTGAAATCGACGCGCTGGACGACCCCAAATCCGAACATGTATTCATGAACCGTACCTTCCTGTACGGCGTGAATTCCCGCTTTACGACCGGCTTCGGCGACCCCCGCACCATCATCAAATTGCACAACACCTAAACCTGGGACGGCGCGGCCCCTGCCCTTAACCGGGTGGGGGCCTAACCTATCAAATAAGGAGGAGACAAGGTAAAATGAAAAACAAGTTCTTATACATCGGCATCATACTCATCGTGACCCTGCTCGCTGTACTGGTCGGCTGTACGGCAAACAATGACGGCAAGGCGACTTATGTGCGCGACTACATCACATCGCAGACGCCGACGAACCTGACCGGCCCCATCTATGGCACCGGGTCGGCTATGGCAGGCGTAAACATAGCCGGGGTGGTGTATTCCAATAACGGGTCAGCACCGAGCGCCGCTACCAACTCACAGATTGCGACAGCCTTAAGCGGGGCAACTGTATCAGCCTTAACTATTACGACAGCTACTTTCCCAAATCATGCTGTGGGTACTGTGAGCTTTACCGGGGGCACTACGACTAAGGTTGTAACACACGGTATGAGCGGAACGCCCGCCTTTATCTTTTTCAGTGTTGAAGGCGGCGCAATGGGTACGGCTTCATCCGCTACGGCAGCAAACTCGCTATTCTGGACATCCTCGAACGCGACTAGCTTTACCATTAACGCCGGGGTGAGTACCAATACCACCCGGACGGTTGACTGGCTCGCCTTTATAGCAGACGAATAAATAATCAGTAAGACGAGCCTTTCAGTTATGTAGCATAAGGCCGGGGGCAATCAAGACCTCCGGCCTCCCTTAGATAACTTAAAGGAGGTTATTATGGCAAAAGTTGAAATCACTATGGAACTTAACCTTGACAAGGGGCAGGCCCGCCGTATGAAGCGTGACCCTGTTGCCCTTGTACAGACGGCAACAATTCAGGGGGCCAAAGTTGCCGTAAAGATTACCGGGGCGAGTGAGCCTGTAGTTGCCAAGGCTGACGAAGAAGTAACTGGCAAAGCTGATGCCGGGGCCGCCGAGGGCGACAATAGTAATACGGAGGGCTAAAGATGGCATACACCACAACCGCAGCAGTACAGGCCCTTAACCCCAAGCGCACCTATGATGCGACTACTACGCCCACGCTTACACAGGTGGGCACCTACATCACTGATATAGCCGCTGAAATAGATGCCGCACTGCAAAGCCGGGGGTTCACAACCCCAATCACTGCCGGGGGCACTACGACCGAATTCTACGCCTTTATTTGCGCCCTCAATGCTAGGGGGGCCGCCGCGCTTGCGGAACAGGCTATGTTCCCGGAGGGCCGGGGCTTAATGACTACGCCTGGCTCATCCTCGGCGTACTGGAAGCAATATCAGGACGGGCTTAAGTGGTTGCGCGAGGGCAAGCTGCCAACGGGTACAACCGGGGAGGCACCTTTACCCTTTAGCTTCTACGAGAAAAATCAGGGGGCAGACGACGAACCCGGTGCTGATACCCCTGAATGGCAAAAGCCCAAATTTGGCATGAATAAGGACTTTTAACCATGCTTATACTGCGCATTGAAATGATGGGCGATGTTGTACTTAACCGCGCCCTTAGTCGGTTCGGTGAAAGTATACAGGACTTTACCCCTGTATTCCAGCAAATACGCGAGAACTTCGCAGTAATTGAAGCCGAACAATTTCAATCACAGGGGGGACGTAGCGGGGCACCTTGGCCCCCGCTATCCCCTGATTATGCCGCATGGAAAAACAAGTACTTTCCGGGCCGGAGCATTATGCAATTAACGCTCGCCCTGTGGGGGGAACTAACCGGGGGGGCCGGGCTGATGGTTGAAATGGCCCCTAAGCATATGCGCCTTACAGTAGGTGCCCCGTATGCTATCTACCATCAGCAGGGCCTTGGTAATAACCCCATGCGCAAGCTAGTACACCTTACCGAGGCAGACAAAATGACATGGATGAAATTCGTACACAATTTCATATACGATAAGGATAAGGAGGCACACCTGCTATGACAATAAAATTGCTGGAAGAGGCAGTTGCAAAGCTGGACACGTACCTTAAGGCGGGCATTGTGGCTAAGGTTGTCGACCTTAGAACCCGGTATACAGACGCTACACTGCCCGATATCAAAAAGTGGTATTTGGGTAACGTGCCCTCCTCTGTACCTGAAAGCCCCTCCATTGTGATACACGGCGGGGATTGGCGCGTGGGCAATATGCAAAAGCCTACCAACATTCACGTAGTGAACATGATTAACCTTATCGTATTTTATGCGGACGATAAGTTCGAACTACGGTTCCGTCGCCTTTGCCGCTATAGCCTCGGCCTGATAGAATTATGTAACGCCGGGCAGACCCCGGCAGGGCACGGCTATATTTGGAGGCTTGCCGGGCCTATAGCCCTTACCGACACAATGGCACCTCATGAATTTTTGCAGGGGGTAACAATCCCCATGACGCTTGAAGCAATGGAAAACTTTTAAGGAGGCTTAACATGGTAGCTGACCAATCTTTAGTATTCGATAGCGGAATATCAATCTTCAAGGTGAACGATGGTTCACAACTGCGCGACCTATCCCCCTACGTAAAGGAACTTAAGTTATCAAATAGCTTTAAGACCAACGACGCCGGGGCGTGGGGTGCTGTGGGCGACAGGCCCGTAGCGTCCGTAAAGGCCAAGCGCATCACTGCCGATTTTAACTTTAACATGGTTACGGATGTCGGCGTGGAAACGGTGCTTGGTGCCATGCACGATGCTAAGGCCCTGCGCGCCTGGGAATTTTACCCGGCAGGCACCGCAGTCGGCAATACTAAGTATAGCGGTAATGCCCTGCTGCCCATCTATGAAATCACAAGCCGTTATAAAACCGAGATGACCGTTCATGCGGAATTTGAAATTGACAACGGCGGAACAAGAGGGACAGCCTAACATGGAAAGTACTGTAAGGGTAGACCTCGGAAATCAGCAATGGGCAATCATACACCGGGAGATACTGCACCGCACGTACAGGATGCACGAAGCCTTATTGCGCAGGTACATGAGCCCGGTAGGTGAAACCAAGATAAAAATGTCCGATGTTGAAAAGGACAAAAAGCTGCCCAAGATTGATTATGTGCTGGATGTGGCACAGATTGACACCAACGAAGTCAATGAACTGTACATCCTTAATCAGGTTATAGAATGGTCGCTTGGCCCTGTAGACCACAGCACAATTGAAAATATGCTTACACGCGACCAGTGCATTAAGCTGATACAGGAGATGGATAGGCTATATAAGCCGACCCCTTTAGCGAACAAGGGCCGGGGCGTGATAGGCTTGGTGAGGCGATTTATAAAGCTATCCAACTAAAACGCCCTGTTCCCTATATTGTACACAATGCGGCGACCATAATAGCGTCCGGGGCCGTACCCACGCTAACCGAGCTTGATAATATGCCGCAGGTGGAAGTTGAACTGCTCGGCCTGGTAAACGAAGTACGGCATGTGATTGAATACGGATTGGAGGTATAACTCCATGACAATGAATGATACAACCGTTGGCGTCCTTGTTACGATGGAGGAGGACGTTACTACTAAAATGCCGGGGGTAACAAATAGCATCGTGGATGCGCGCAGTGCTACCCGCGAACTATCGCAGGGCACGGCTTACCTTAGCAGCATGATGATGAGCATGGGTGTCGCCATGAACGCGACCAGCAATTCAACGGCTAAGGCTTTCGGCAACATGCTTATGATGCTTGGAGGCATTGGCAACTCAATAACAATGGCGGCCCGCTTTGTATCGGCTATGGGGCGCATGACCCACGCCCTACAACAATTCAATATGGCCCAACTTATAGCCAACTTACTTTCCGGCCCGGCAGGATGGGCCAAGCTTCTTATAGGCGGGGCCTTAATCGGCGGGGCGGCTTATGGTATAAGTAAGGTTATGTCCGGGGGGTCAGGGGCAACCACGTCGACTACAGTGGTCAACAACCATATTGCAGGGTCGGTCATTGCCGAGCAACAGGTCATTGACATCACACATCAGGGATTGCTCAAAAAGGGTACGCAAAATAATACGACGGGGATAAAATAATATGCCTAGTGGTGATATCGGAAGTGTAATCTCATCGCAGAACTTAGGCACACTTAATGAAAAGTATGGCCCTACGCGCGTCGAGGGGACTAACTATTGGCTTGAGCCTCATGCCTTTGGCAGTACCACCCGCGCGGCAGTAGCAAGCTATAGTGTAGCCGCTAACGGGGTCGTGAGCGCATTAATCACTAGGTTAGAATTTCCTGTTCCGGGCACCGCAGGCGGCGGGCCTGTAACGCCTGTGTTTAGGATTGGTACAACAGGTTACATTTACGGCATGGTTTTCCAGCATTTCAACTCACCCTATGGCACTCGAGTTGCTACATTTTCCGTTAACCCGTCCACAGGTGTTCTAACACAAATAGCGGTTACTGCTATAGGAGCTACGTCTTCTACTCAAATAACAGGTTATCAGCAACACAATATCTTTAATGTCGCAGGTAACGTATGGGCAGTGTTTGGTAGTCAGACACATTCAGGTCAATGGTATGCAGTTAAAACTTTTAGTGTATCACTGGATGGGTTAACTATCAGCCTTATCCATAATTACGAAGCAGCCCTGTCGCCGGGCACCGGGGGCATTAAGGCCGCCGCCGTTAAGTTAAGCAACAACTATTATGCTGTGCTGACCAATCCGGGTAGTGGTGCTAACGTGGAAATACGAACTTATAATATTACCAATGGGGGTACAGTAACCCTCGTTGATACCGAAGTACTAGAAGCTACGACAGGCTCTAGTCAAAGATGTGATATCATACCTTTAGCGGGTACTGTGTATTTATGTGGGTACTCGACTACGGGTGTTCAAAGGTTACGTTCTATTAACATAAGTGCTGTTGGTATCGTGGGGGCTACAATTGATACTGATGATACTTTGTTAGGGGCTGCCGCGTGTTGGTCTTTGAGATATGTTGCAGGGTTTATCATAATGGGCACCACTTCCGCCTTGAAAACTTTCGCTATGTCGTTAGACGGAACAATTGGTGCTTTAATTGATTCAGTTGCCTTGGCAACATCTAATTTTACATATACAGGCATAGGTAATATTTATCATGGTGTGTATACATCGCTTGTGGCAAGCATTGATGTAATTACCCCGGCCCCTGCCGTTGAAACGCTTGGCTTCAGCGACCAAAAGCATGACCGCTTTACAGCATGGGGTAATATTACCGAAGTTGGTGTTGCGACCGCTTATGGCTTTGAATGGTCAACCGTTGACGGTAACTTTGAAAATCAAGTGCCCTGCCTTGACCCAATTATAGCCGGGATATACAATGTTGAAATTACCGGGCTAACCTACAATACATGGTATAAATTCCGGGCCATCATTGGCGATGGAACGACCTTTAACTATGGGGCTGAAAAGACGGTTAAAACTGCATTCCCGGTGCCTGAGTGTTCAACCGACCCGGCATCGGACGCAGGCGACCACTTTATTGATGCTGTGGGTATAGTAAAAACTGACGGAGGGGTATCGCCCATTGACCGATATGGCATGGTTTACGGCAACACAAATGTCGAAGACATGCTTGGCAGGTTCGCGGACGACATAGTTGATTACGATTACTCGCCACAAGATTCTATTGACGACGGCTATGATGGTAATGAACAGGTCGAGGGCACCCTTGTTAATACCTTACTATCGACAGCCTGTTTAGCCGGGCAGCCGGACGTACAGGTGTTAAGCGCGGCGGGCATAATACCGGGTATGGCCTTTAGGGTACAGGATACCAACTTTGAGGAGGATTTGATAGTCGACCACGTGGTCGGCTTAGTGGTTACGATGACAACTAACCTAGTACACCCTTATACAATGGGGGCGTACTTGGGACAAAAGATAATAGTTAAGCTGCGCAACCTTGAGTACGGCAAGCGTTACTTTTTCCGTTTTTGGACGCACAATGAGTATGGCTATGGATGGGGCGCGGAAATGATAGCCTTAACTAGCGATACCGTAAATATAATGTGCCCCACTGCCACAGCTTCAAAAGGTATAAGGTTCTGTATACCTGGTAAAGTCAACTTCCCTCCGACAGGGATGTGGTACGACACCCGGCATCATTTGCTTGTACTAAGTGCTGATTCATACTTCGTTGATGAAGGGGCCTTTGGATGGGTAAAGGGTAAATATGTATGCGAACGGCAGTACTATAGCGAGGCGACTAACGTAGACCTTTATACCATGTCTAACCCGGTAAGGCGCACAGGTACAATATTAAAAGTAAAATGGAAGGCGCGTATTGGCAATAATGATTACGGCTTAGGCAACTATCACAAGCGCGTTATCAATAATGGCGCAACCTCCTTAACCGGGGGCGACATAGGCTCTTCATCTGCCCTTGGATGGGTGTGTGAGATATTTACGACTAACCCTTGGACGACTAACCCTTGGGCTGTCGCTGAATGCGATGCTTTACTTATGGGCATTTCAATACGCAGTGGTACGGGCTTTGAAATACCTTTATGCGACTGCATTGAGGGCCGGGTAGTATGGGCCAATGCCGCAGTAACCACCAAGGCCCCCCGCTACTGTACCCCAACATCTGTTCAATTCAATGCCCTTGTTACCGAGGATGAATGTGAGGATTGTACTGTTTACTTCGAATATGGCCCCACTATAGCCTATGGAAGTACTACCACCCCGCAGGCCGCCGTTAAGGGCCAAGCCATAAGCGACACAATCGCTTACACGGCCCCCCCGCCTGGGACATACTACCATTACCGGGCCGTCATAGTTACGGCCTGTGGTGAAACATTCTACGGGGCCGACATGCTTTACCCCAACGGCCTTATAATCGAAATAGCTTTTGTGCAATCAATACTTACCGTAGCCCCGACATGGACAGATATAACCCTTGATTGTCAAGCCTTGCACATTAACCGGGGTAGGGTACACGCGCTTGATAAGGTACAAGCTGGAACGGCTTGGTTCCAGTTGAACAATGAAAGCGGCAATTGGTACAGGTACAATACAGCCGGGGCGTACTATATTGCAGGCAATGAAATCAAGCCTTTGACCCTAATGCGCTGCCGCTATAGCTATAATGGCATACGGCATTGTTATTATGGGGTGGTTGAGAGCTTCGACCCCAAATGGTTAGGGCTTTACGGCTTTAACCCGGTCATGGTTGCCTCCTGTGTTGATATATTTAAGAGCTTTGCTAAGTACAGAATAGTCAATGCAGATACGGCCTTAACCCTTGATGCAACCACAGGGCTTGATTATGTTATCCTGCCAAGCACTAACGGTTATGTTGAGGGGCAGACTGTAAAGTTATACGACAGTGTTGGTTCGGAAAACTTGATAATACAGCAGGTAGTACCCGCAGTTAATACTATCATATTTACCACGAACATTGTTGGTAACTACCTTGTGAGTAATGGGGCTAAACTTAAAAAATGGCCCTCTGTGCTTAGCGGGCTTCGCATACATGATATATGCCTTGAGGTACGTTGGCCCTTGGCTTTAACATCCCTTGACGCCGGGCAGGTTGCCGTATCAGAGATTACCCCGGAGGCGGGCGGCGACAATGCCCTTAGTGCTATGCAGGCCGCAACCAAGGCCGAGGATGGCAACCTGTTTATAGCTGCAACAGGACTGTTAACGTTCCATGATAATCTTGCTCGCACTAAGACACCCTTACACACATCGCAGGCCATATTCGCAGACGATACCGTACAGCTTGGTTACTTTGATGTCGAAATGGCCGATGATGATGAATTCATATATAATGAGTGCGCCATTATTGGCGACGACATTGGGGAACAGGTAATGCTCGACAGTGCTTATCAGCTAGAGCAGGGGCCGCGTGTTGTACCCGATATGACAGGGTCTATAATCAAAAATGCAAGCGATGCCATAGCGCAGGCGTTTGTTAAGGTGGAGCGGTATAAAGACAGTAAGCCCCGGTGCAAGGCCCTTATAATAAGGCCGGACGGCGACCCTGATAATCTGTACCCGGTTGCGCTTGGTAACGACCTAGGGTCTAAAATCACATTCCAGCTTAACAGTACCCGGAACCCGGCGTTAATAAATCAGGACTACCATATTGAAGGTATTGTACACGATTGGGCAAAAAAGGTCGACCTATGGGAGACCAAGCTCCAATTATGGGGTGTCAATAAATACCGGGTGTTCAAGCCTACGCATGACGGCTACTTATTCAAGATTGATGACGTAACCAACTACGCCGCAGCACAAGGGGCGGCGAATGCGGACATTGCCTATAATGATACGGCTATAATGGAAGTCGGGCAGTGGGACGAGTATGCCGGGGCTATATGGTTGTCCTCGCGTGTTGAGCGCGCTAAGTTGCGCTTTGATACGACACCCCTAGCGACCGCCATTTACCCGCCTGTTAGAGCCTTCCTGCTCCTTTACCTACAGGGCGTCCACGTCGGGCGGGCCTGGGACTTAACCCTCGTGATAGCTGATAATTTGGGGCAACCGCTTACCGTACCCGATTATGGGTTACTGCTGCCGCACGTTGACAGCCTTGGCTCTATAGCCATGCCTAGCGTAGCCGGGCAGTGGTTAGCAATTGAACTCAATTCGACAGGGTTAGCTTACGTAAGCTATACGGGCAATACGGACATTGGCCTACGCTCCAGCCGTGATATAGCCATCGACGACCCCGGTGCCAACTTACAGGAATGGGCAACCTTGGGGGCCAAAAATAGCGCGTACTCGCCCATGCTCATTGTACAAGTTTCATAAGGAGGTTATATGGCAACAACAGGCCGCAGCACAAGCCCCACGACAACCTCCACAGCCGCCGCAAGTAATGCGACTGCTATGGATAAGGTACTAGCGAACAAATTGCGTACCCTTGAAAAGAAGGTTGCTGCACTGGATAACCATACTGTAGAGACAGACGATATTGATACCGAAGCAGCATTAAACGATTTGGAAAGGTAGGCGCATCATGGTAGAACTTAAAGGGTGGATAAAAGACAAATATGATGACAGGGATTACATATTTAAGCCCCGCGCCGCGCCCCTGCCCCCAAGCGTTAACCTGCTGGATATGTTGCCGGAAGTACGCAATCAATTTGACGTGGGGGCCTGCACCGGGTTTTCCATTGGTGGTAATTTAACAGCTATAGCCAAACAGCAAGGGTTCTACGAGGAATGGTTCAGCCCTGCATTTATATACAATGGCGCACGTTACCTTGAAGGCACCTTGCTTAAAGACGTAGGGGCCGAGCCTCGCAACTGTTTGAAGTGGGTACAAAAGAGCGGGGCCTTGCTTGAGCACCTATGGCCTTATGACGGATGGAAGCTTGATACCACTGTACCATCGTCATCCCTTATAGCCCAAGCCCTGAAATTTGTAACGTTCAACTATTATCGTATAACCGATGGGGCATACGGCATAATGTCCGCCCTCGCGCATAATCACCTCGTTAGCCTGGGATGCCCTTGGTTCGACAAATGGTATGCCCCGCCCGCCGACGGCATATTGTCCAAGGTTAATAAGGACGATGAAATACTCGGCGGACATGCGACTTTACTGTGGGGTTACGATAATGATGTTTTACACGGTCGCAACAGTTGGGGCCGCGAATGGGGCTGCAAAGGTAACTTTGCAATGTGCATGAATTCGCTGGACGTTTTCAAACAACTTGGGGGCTATGACGCTTATTACATTGAGCTTAGCCTAAGCCCGCAGGCGACCCCCGTAACCCCGGCCCCGCAGGGCTGCACGTGCAGCCAAGCCGTTCTATCAATGGTGCGTACCTTTAACCGCGCGAAGCGCGCGGTAAAATATTTCAAGGAGGGAAAGTAAAATGGATTTCAATTTAGCGAGTTACGGGTTCCTTGGTTCGGTGCCCCTTATCTTGGGCATCGTGCAAGCTGTTAAGGCGTGGGTAAAGGATAGCCGCTTTTACCCGGTAATATCCATCATCCTCGGCATTGCAATCAACGTCCTCATAGCCGTAGGCACCGGGGGCAGTTACATTGCTGCCGTGTTCATGGGTGTTATTGCCGGGCTGAGCGCAGGGGGTATCTACGGCGCAGCAACCACTAAGGTCGATAAGGCGAGCGAGATGGACAACGTCAGTAAGCCTTGGCCCCGCCCCGAACAAAAACCCTAGGCATGGAGGAGGACTGTAACCCTGTTTTACAGGGTCTACAATCGAAATCTACTATGATGAACAGCAAGACTCAACCAACTACACCTCGCAGCTTTGACGAGCGAGCTATGCGATGGGCCTTGGGCATTAAGGGCCTTGACCTATATCGGTGGCTCTGGTATCATACCGAATTTTGGATACCGAAGGATGAGCGCAGGCCCTATACTTACCTTATGCGCGATTTCTATCACGGCTCGCCCCTGCTGACCCTGCTCATATTTTGCACCCTATCTTATTGCCTCGGCAGGTGGTGGATACCTATGGCTATAGCTACTTTATTGAAAGGGATTGGCCTATTGCTTGGGGGCATACTCCTCGGTCATTTGTTTTGGGGTACGCCTTGGAAACAGGGTGAAAAGTAAAGGAGTAAACTATGACAAATTTTCCAACGACTATCGATGAGGTAAATGCACTCGCCTCCAAATATTCAAAGCTAAGTTTGAAAGAAGTGCAGGAACTTTTAATAACCTTACAGACTAAGCTCGGGGTAAATAACAGTCTTGATGTGAATACGCTTGATTACCTTGTACGATTAGTCAATAGCACAGTTCACATCGTAGCAGAACACCTGCATAATAAAAATCGGTTCCTCGGCTCAAGGGATGGGTGGGACGGCAGCAATACCGTCAATGCCGCCATTAACAGTAAGCTAACACCCTTTACGCTCGTATCCGGCAATAACACTTACGGCCCGGCCTTGTGTATCCTTGGCAGTGGTGACACCCCCGTACAATCAGGTAAGACGTATTTTGACCACAGGTGTATAACGGTTACATCTGCCGGGGGTACGGGTAAATATCGCATACGCTTTGCGTGGGGGGCTACGTATAATGCGGCTATTGCTGCGGACAATTTTACGGAGTTTGAGTTTATGCCCATAAGCGCAGCAAGTGACAGTGGAACACAGCCTATAGAAATACCAAGGCTCCCGGTCGGAACAATCCTATGGTGTTCAATATGGTGCTTAGGGCAAAATGCACAAAACTTATTGTTCACCACAGGGGTACACGAGTACGATGATTAAGAGGGGGTATAAGTAATGACATACAAAGCCTGCCTCATGGAAGAAGATATTACCGGGGAACGTGCATATCAGCGTATAGGCACCTGCCCGGCGAAAGGCTGCGGCTATTATGAGCCAAAAGACAAGACCACGGAAATCATCGGCGACCACGTCATGCCCCGACAATGCTGTATGTGTAAAAACTACGGCAACCACCCCGGCAGCCCGCCCCCTAACCCCGACAATTAAGTGCCCGCAAGGGTTTACGTGGGGCTGCCCTCATTGTATGCGGGCCGCTGAATTCACGAACTTTTGCACCGAGCGGAGGAAAACAAAATGAGACTTTTGCGCTTCATCGTTAACCTATGGCGCGGTCTAGCCCCCGGCCCCGCGTGGTTGCTATCACAATACAAATCCCGTAAGATAAAGCAAAGTTGCGCGAACTGCCGCTACCTGGGCTATAAGGACAGCCGCCCGCACTGTAAGGCCCCCGGCAGACCGCCAAGCCTTGCCCCTGACGGCATAACCTACATCATAGCCCTTGACGGCCTGTACAAAAGTGTATGTTCGCTATGGAGGTTAACACACCATGAGTAAAAGCCTTGATGCCATGACCCTGAAAGACTTCCTTAAAATAGCTAAGGAGGAGGGCATTGCTGACGGCCCGGATTTACGGGCTATATGGAATGCGCGACCCCGGCCTGGTAAACATACCAGTATTACCGAGGATAGCATACGTTCGGTAATGCGTAAGATGAAAATGGTTGCCTCCATTGATGAGCGCGGCGTGGTAGTTGCTGCGCGCAACCTGCATAATCTCAACTAAAGGGGCACGACATGGCAGGCGAAATCATACTTGACCTATGCGGTGGAACCGGGGCATGGAGCGAACCATACAAGCGCAATGGTTATACCGTATTTGTTATTGACCTGAAATCATCCTACTACACAGACGGCGAGTATA